TTATTTTTCCGGCAGTGTCAAAACCTGCCCTACATGGATGGTCGTGCTTGTGATCTTTGACAGGCTCATGATCTCAACATATCGGCTACCATTCTTCAGATATTTTGCAGCAATATCCCAGAGCGTGTCGCCTTTCTTGACGGTGTATGTCTTTGTCTTCTTGGTCTTCTTTGCTGCTTTGTTCACTTTTGTGTTTGTTCCTGAAATCCGCAGGACAAGGCCCGGATGGATTGTTGTACTTGTTAAACTATTCAGAGTCATAATCTCTTTATAACGTGAACCGTCACCGAGATACCTTGCGGCAATCTTCCAAAGGGAATCACCCTTTTTCACTGTATATGTTTCATAGCCAGATGTTGCAGTGGTGGATTCAGGCTGTACAACATCATCATAGAAATAATCAAGGTCAACATTTCCGGCAATACCGTTCACTGAACCCTTGCTTGTGTACTGGTGGAACACACAAGGGTAATCGGGATCACCAGTATAATCTGCCAACCAGTAAATGTATTGTGAAATCAGTTCATCAGTGTACATATTCTTGTGGTAGTCGATATTAGAATAAATGCCCGCCTTGTATCCATGACTGGTTACATACTCACAAAACGCCTTTGTGAAAGTAATACATTCACTCTTGCCAAGGTTGACACCCTTTTTCTTCGCCTGTTTTACAGTGTCATATTCAAAATCATAGAAGATCACTGTATCTTTGCCAAGTCCAGCTTTCTCAACCTGTTTAATACAAAATGCCGCTTCGTTCTTTGCCTGTTCAGCATTAAGTGCATAACTGAAATGATATACACCTTTTACTGGAATGTTATTGGCACGGCATCCCTTTGCATATTCAAAGAACTTGTCATCTACTGCCTGACTATAACCTTCACGAAGAATCGCAAACTGAATCCCATTTGCTGCAACTTTGGTAAAGTCGACTGTACCCTGCCACTTTGAAATATCAATACCTTTCATCATGTTTTTATTCCTCACTTTCTGATTTTTTCTGTAGAATGTCGATAGCTTTCGTGATCACTGCTGGCAACGGAATCCCCATTAAACCTGCATTTTCAACCAATGAAATTAATTCATTTGCCAGGAATGCTATGATTACCGCATCCCTGATATAATTTGTTCCTATCACTAAATCTAGCCTGTATGCCACCAGCACAAATACAAGCGTCATGCATTTGCGGCACAGACCTTTCCAGCCTGCCCTACTTTCAAGTGATCCTGTGTCGGTCTTGTTGCTTTTATGGAATACTCCGGCCACCACCAATCCTGATACATAGTCGAGTGCCATAAATATTAAAAGGGATACCAACCCGGTATCCCAACCTCCAAATATTGATGCAATTGCGGATCCTATCATTCCGATGAATGTGCATATAAACTGTTTCATTTTTATCCTCCTTTTTTAATATGGTCTGCATGAAATTCCTGAATCTCCGTTATAGATTGATATCTCATTGGTAAGATCTGTTGCAAAAATTGATCCTTCGCCCGATACTGCTGCATAAGCTTTTTTTGTAGCGTCAGCCATCAGTTCTGAGCAATAGTATCTGTAGTTGCTTACATCTTTCTCCGCTTTTTTTGCAAACATTCCGTATTCATTGAATTTCATTTCTGTGATATAACTTATTCTTTCTGTAGATTCAAGCGGCACTTCAATATCAATGTAGTTAGCTCCTTCCGGATCGTATCCTCCGGTTGCTCCATCGTTATCTGCGCATGTCATCTTAATCTTCTGTACTCCATGATCGAGGATATGTCCTGCATATCTCTTTGCTCCTCCCCAGATTCTTTCCATTCCAAACGCTTTTACAACTGAGTCGTCAGATCCGTAGAAAAGCCCTTTTGCATTCAATTCCCCATTCGCTGGTTTTCCACCTGGATCATCTCCGAATGCTCCACACAAATCTGTTGTTTTCGAGATAAGAATGAGCAGGAATTTTAAAAGCATGATATCTGAGAGTGTCTCTGTATACCACATTTTCTTGTCAGTTACGTTATTTAATTCAGCAGCCTTTATTTCCTCACTGACAGTCATTGCCTTTCGATTATCTACAGACATGGATCGCAATCTGCCTTCCGTATCAACGCAAGGTCTGTAAATCGGCGTATAAAAATGGTTGCTCAACTTGCCTTTTGCATTTACAAAGCTCCATGCATGATAGGTTTCGTCTACCTGATAGTCAGCGATGTATACAGATCCTGAAACAGGGTTAGCATCCGGAACAACCTTGATCCATATTAATCGTCCATCTCTTCCCCATTCCATCATGGCATTCCCTTCGTATCCCAGATTTGATATATCTGATTTTGTTGTACTGTACGGAATTTTTGCATAATCATCTTCATCGAGATAGTAATCAACCGTTCCGTCATACTTCAGCATGCAAGGACGTGGCATAAAAAAAGCATCTTTCCAGGACCCGTAATCAAATTTATCGTTCTTAGTGTCCATCTTTGCCGGCGTCATTCCGACTGCATCTGCAAGATATGTCACCATTTTGTCAGGAACATGTGTAAAATATTCCCCATCGATATGAAATCCGTATATAACATTCTTCGAGGTTGCCGATGTAAGTTTTTGTTCCAGGTTTTTGATATACTCATTCTGTTCTTTTAACTGCTTATAGATATCAAGCTCTGCCCTGTTATTCGATGCTAATTCCTGATCAATTTTTGTCATGTTGTTGTTTGTTACGGATACATCGTAAAAATCATCAGTATCCGGCTTCTCTAAGCCTAAGTAATTCGTCTGACTTCCCATGCTGTACCTCCTACTCTGTCATATTGTCGTCAAGCTCAATGACGCATTTACCATAGCCTGTCTGATCATCACATGCAAGATACTTTTTCGCATCAATACTGAATACATATCTGTCCGCCTGATTCTTGTTGATCAAGCATCGATATAATCCATTGATGACTGTATTTTTTCTCGGAAGTGGTATGACAGTCATAACAACATAGTCATCCGCATATCCATATGTTTCTTCTCCATACAAAGTGTATGTTTCGCCACCATCAATCCAGAATTTGTATCCGGATGCTATATATCCATATACTCCGATATTAGATCCATCCTGCAATGTCGCTGTGCTAATCAATACTGATAACTGTGTTCCTGATGTCATAGTGTCTGAGATAAATGCGAAGAATGTCGCTCCATTTTTTCCATTTGCATATCTTAATCTGAAATTCTTTGCATTATTTCCATTCATGTTCTGATTAACGACCATTGCCGGTTTACTTGTTCCTGTCTGTTCTACACCGTTTATATACTGCCGGATTGTAAAATTACTGCCGGATATAGAACAAATAAATCCATCTTTTGTAGACTCTCCGCTGTACAGAATCCACTTGCTGCCACTTGTGACTGTGCTTAACTTACATCTGAGTGCATCAGCAATCTGCTGCATCACTTCATCCGTGATTGTTACAATATAGCTGTTGTCAACCAAATTTGACAACATCAACTCCTTATATCCTTTCATCATTCGCCCTCCTGTTCTATCGTGCATGCTCCATATATGTTTTTTACCGTTCCGTCACTTGTAATGGTTGTATCAGCCTTTCCATGCATGCCATATCCGGCTGACTGGATCTGTTTGATCTTCTCAGCCATCGTTTCAAATGTGTCTTCGCTTGCAGTATCGATACCTTTTTCAGTGATAGCCACTGCAAGCTGTTTTTTTCCATCACTGACAGATTTTTTTGTATCTTCTACGGCCTCATTTATCTTTTCTATCGTAGCATTTAATCCGTTTTCGCCGGTGATATCGAATGTATCATCTTTCTCATACAGATTAAATCCGAGTGTTGTTTTCTGCATCTGTGCTCTCCTTTCTGAATCCAAATTGATTGATCTGTTCTACCTTGTATCCTTCAAGGACCTTCACCGTCTGTCCTTCTACTGCAGATATATTTCTGCTCAACTGCTTCTCTAACTCCATCTCGCGCAGCTCTTTATGCGTAAACTGTGCAAGTATACAGTGCGGATACTGAGCTAGATATCCATGTGCATTGTAAAGGACTGACGTGTCGATTATCATATCAAGCGGCACCATTTCTTCCAGCATGTTCATGACATCGTTTATCTTTTTCTGTGATGCAAGTCCAAGATTTACTTTGATCGACTGATTTATCCGGTCGATCACGATATCGTATGCTCCTGCACACATATCATCAAGCTTTCTTTCAAGTGCTCGATATGTGTACGGCATACTGTCGGTTATCTTCGTTTTTATCCGGAATCGTCTGACATCTAACGTATCACTTCTTGCAGGTACGATCTTTAATATCGTTTCCCATCTTTCCACCGTAGAAGCATCCATTTCGTCAATGTTCATGTCGCTGTCTATCTGCTCTACTGTCTGATCAAGAGTATCTCCCTGCATTTCATTGATATCGTATATCTGCTTTATATCCGGTATATTTTTTATAATCTCAGGTGCTTCAAACAACCGTAACACCTCCAAATACCGGTATAGCGGTATATGTTACCGTTATGTTTTTAGCCGCATCATTCAGTGTTGTATCCGCTATATCGATTACTCCGTTAATCTGCAGTATTCTCGATTCGATCTGTGATATTCTAACGATGATGTTATCTTTTTCTTTTGACTCCCATGTCGCACACAACTCCTGCAGGTATTCTGTTATTGCCTGCTCAATCTGTGTCTTTGTGTTATCTTCCGAATATCCATCGTCATATGTGATGTTCGTTTGGACACTTATAGATATCTCTTCAACCGGAAGGATCTGTACAGAATGATCAATCGGTGCAAGTCCTAAGCCTTCGCCGTGATTTTGTTCCGGATCAACTTCCGTCTGGATCTTATCTATTAACTCTTCAGACGGTGCAGCATAACTGGATGAGATCACATATACTTTGATATACTCGGATCCTTTTTCTCTTCTGAACGGTTTGCATCCGCCTACTCCGTCTAATGCATCTATAAAGCTCCTGTACGCCGCCCGATTTCCGGCAAAAGCAATACTTGTATACGAATCCAGCACCTTCTGTCTGAATTTTTCAATATCCTCATCATCCATTCCTGGTGTGATGATTTCTGTTATCTCACCGCCCAGATAGTTGTCCACATAGTCAACCGGTGATAAAGCTCCAAGTGTTGTATTTGCTGCGACACCCTCTGTCTCGCATGTCATCTCGTATGCATAGTCTGACAGTTTTTTTGATACACTGTATGTATAGTCATTACAAGTGAATCGTTCACCGATTTCTATTTCCTGACTGAATACACCCTTTACAACCGGAGCGGTCGCATATTTATATATGATTCCTTTGCTCTTTGCATATTCAATCAAATGCCAGTCATCCTGTGTATCTGGAAGGATATTCGCATAAAGCTCATCAAGATCTCCATATACCTCTTCCAGTTTTTCCGCTATCTTTGCACATGCATTGTACGCAAGCGATCCTTCATCCGTGCGGACATCTGCGCCAAAATTTGACATCATCTCGCTCATGATTGTTTCATAATCTCTATCATTAAACACTTATCTCACCTCCTCCATAGATCGTATCAAGCTTAAAAGATATAGTAAGCTTATCCTTATTCATCGTACACTGTATGTCAGATATGCTCAGCACTTCATCAAATCCAAGTACAAGATCTTCGAGCATACGCTGCACCTCACTCTGTACATATTCCTGACTGTAATTTTTCCCGATCAGTGTATTAAGCTCTGATCCGTACTCCCATGAGTACTGTGAGTAAAAATACCGGTCGATCTTAAGTGCAAGCTTAATGCTTTGAATGATTGCATCCAACCCTGTCACCATCCGTCCGGTCAGGCATCCTTTTTCAAAGTCGATTTCATAATCTTTTAACTCTTTTTCTTCTGTCTCCTGTACTTCATCTTCTTCCACATCGAACGGAAACACTACATATCCACCACCTTACATATGATCACAAATACATCTTCAATGTTTGCGATCAGCACTTTATCACCATTTGCGATTTTCAACTCCGGATTTATTAAGAAATCCGTTTTTTCAAGGTCAAGCATTCCAACTTTGATCTTGTCATTTTCCACGGATCCTAACCGGATACTTGTGCCTTTATCTCTGTTTGATTCATTTCTTATTGTTTTTATAAGCTTTTCATAACTATTCACTTGACTCCTCCCAGCATCTTGCACATGGTCTGTACTTCCGCATACCTTTGCTTGTTCCTCTTGTGATCAGTATCTTTTTCATCTCTGCAACTGTTGACTTTTTCGCCTTATCTGTACAGCTTGAACATTCTGTCGTTGAATGATATACCTTTGAATTTTCAAGATAGTAACATACAGCATCATTTGTGATCGCCTGCTTCTGAAGCTTATCATCATCTGATGTCTCTTCTGCTCCGGATTCCATCTCATTTACCCATGACAGATCGAGCGACATTGTATGTACTCCATTCGAAAAGGTATGTGTATCACTTGATATGTAGAATGTGCCTTTTAATCCTGTTGCTTTATCGTTTATGATAATGCTCCTACCGGATATCGCTCTTACATCCCCAAGTGCTTCAACCGATGCTTCTTTTGTTACTCCTGTAAGTAGTGCAAGTGCTTCTTTTTTCGCATCCGTATCTTTTTCTTTTGTGATCTGGCTTTGATAAATTCCATATCGTTCCTGGCTCTTACGGTTTTCGATCTGGCCAAGCTTCACGCGGCTGTCCGAATATATATCCACCTTGTTTATGATGTTGTCTGTCGTATCGCTATAGCTTGCATCTGTGATGTCTACTCCCTGTGTCAGCTTCACACCCGACGGTAATCCTTTTTCGATCACACTGAATCTGCTGCCTTCCATGATCGGCATATATTTCTTTTTTGTCTGTGCATTTGCTTTCCTGTACCCGCAAACAATGATGTCATATATTCCCTGCTCTTCATAGATCATTCGTTTTATAAATATATTCGTCTTTGCAAGTGTTCCGATCTTGATCTTAAATTCTGTGCAAAGCCTTTTTGCAATCGCTTCCGGCGTTGTATCTCTGAATACATATGTGCCTGTGGAGCGGAGAAGATGCTGCATGAAATCTACAGCAGTATAAGATGCTGTTCCAACTGCAGCCGTCTTCTCTCTTGCAGTTATCGTACCTAAGAAGAGAGCTTTTTTGTCGTTATATAAAGCTACAAGATCACCAAGTGCAATTCCGTATGATCGAAACATTTTGTCATACGGATTTACCGGTACGGAAAAGGTAAGCTGTCTGGAGCACTGGTTATCTGTTCCGGACCATTCTGCAGATTCAAAATCTAACAATTTGCCTTTCCATTTGATTTTTATCATGCTTTTATCACAACCTTATATCCTGTTAAGGCATCCGCTTCCTTTTTCTTCGGGTACTTTTTCTTTGCCTTTTTTATCACATCCAGATTTCTTTTTCGTACACTTTTCCACTCTTTTGATGAACCAAGCGTCTTTTTTGTAAGTTTCTGCCAGGTGTCACCTTTTTTCCATGTGTGTACAGTACTTGATGCAGTCTTTGTGTGTCTCCTTGATGTTGTCGCTGTCTCTCTGTACTCTTTCATTCCAAGAGTATAGCTTACATCTTTTGTCTTATCAGCATGTCCGTAGTTAAATGATTCAATCGTATAGAATCCGTTTATATTCGTTCCTGTGATGATAAGATGAATCGTTTCGTTTCGTTCAAATAACCGCTTTAATACCCGCACATAGTTGTACGGTGCATGATAAGAAGTCTTTGCGAATGCATACTTCTGTGCCGGAAAAAAAGAAGAAAGCGATACTTCTTTCAAGTTTCGCTTTCCCTTTAAATTGATCTCGCCCAGGTTATGCACGACTACTGATGTGTTGTTCATTGAATCCGATACCTCGAATGATTCCGGAACGACAGGAAGCTGTATGCTATGCTTGTCTGATCCCCACTTAATATGAATATTCAATATCGCCACCTCCGAGATTTTTTGATACTTTTTCCAGTTTGTCTGCAAGCTTGTCCACGATCTTATCTATATCGGCATCCTCTCTTACGATGATCTTGTCTGCAAGCTTATTGATTACAACAGAGCCTTTGCCCTGTCTTGCTCCGTCCTGATATGCCTTTTTTACTGTCTCATCATGCGGATATACACGGCTTCCGCGTGGAAGATCTACGATCTCACCACCACGCTCTGAAATCTGAACAATACCGCCTTTCCAGTTGTCAGTACCTTTTGCCAGTGTAGGGATTGTCGGGATATTGATTGAAAATTTCTGACCGCCTATTTTCGGTACCCAGTCCGGAATCGTGATGCCAAGCTTATTAATTCCCGCGATAGCACCGTTTATGATTGAAATTACACCGTTAATCGGTACTTTTGCCAAAGCTACTATTGACTCAAAGATTCCACCGAATATATCTTTGATTCCCGACCACGCTTTAGACCAATTTCCGGAAAAAATACCTGTAATAAAATCTATTACGCCACCTAATGCTTTCTGGAATCCTCCAAACCATTCAATAGCTGAATTTACCAACGTCTTAATCCATCCGATTGCAACTCCGATTGCAACTCCGATTTTTACCTTAAAAATATCTGTAACAACCTTGCCTATCTCTTCAACCAACGGGCTTACTACATGCCATAGTTCTACAGCTTTGTCTTTGATTTCAAAAAATTTGTCTTTGATCGGACTTATTTTGTCAATCATCGACTGTCCTGTGATTCCCACGCTTCCAAACACACTTTTTACATACGAAAAGACCTTTTTAGCTGATTTTTTTATCTTATCCCAGTTTTTATAAACCAGAATCCCAGCAACAACCAATGCACCAAGTACACCGATTACGATTCCGACAGGTGATGTCACGATGCCAGCGATTGATCCAAACACCTTAAAGGCTCTTCCTACTTTTGCAACCGTACTAGCAACCTTTCCGACTGCTCCGACCATTTTTCCAAACATTAAAATTGCCGGTCCAACTGCTGCAACGATCATTGCAATCTTTATCACCATATCCTTCTGTGGTTCAGACAGTGCATTGAATTTTTCTGCTAATTTCTGTAACCACGATGTGATATCTTTGACCTTCGGGGTTAATCGTTCCCCGAACGATATAGCGATACTTTCTACTGTTGATTTCAAGATAGTAAGCTGTCCTTGAAGGTTGTCGTTTGCAGTATCGTACATCTTCTTACAAGCGCCATCTGAGTTATAGATAGCTTTTGTCAAGCTGTCAAAGTCGCTGTCTGATGCATTTACGATCGCAAGTAATCCGGACATTCCTTGTTTACCGGCAAGTGTTGAAGCATACTGTGCTTTTTCTGCTTCTGTTAATTTTGAAAATGCAGATCGTGTATCTTGCATCACTGTCATGAACGACTTCATGTTGCCATCAGAATCCGTTAGAGATATGCCAAGTTTCTCCATTGCCGAAGATACCGCATCCGTCGGTGCTGACATTCTGGACATCCATGAACGAAGTGATGTACCTGCTGTACTTGCCTTTACACCACTGTTGGCCATGATTCCAAGGGCTGTCGATACATCCTCTACATTGTACTTCAGTGCTCCTGCAACCGGTGCTACATACTGGAACGATTCACCAAGCATAGATACATTTGTATTGGCATTGTTTGCTGTCTGTGCCAGCACATTCACAAATCGTTCTGTATCATCCGCTGACATTCCAAACGCTGTCAGTGCATCTGTTACGATATCCGATGTAGATGCAAGGTCCTCACCGGTTGCTCCGGCAAGGTACATGATGCCTTCAATACCATTCAACATGTCTTCTGTTTTCCATCCAGCCATTGCCATATATTTGAATGCATCTGTGGCTTCTGTTGCCGAGAATTTTGTCTTAGCACCCATTTCTTTTGCTTTTTGAGCGAGTGCATCCAGTTCTTTGCCAGTCGCTCCGCTGATAGATTGAACAGTGCTCATGCCGGCTTCAAAGTCGCTTGCCGTTTTTACACAAGCAATCCCGGCTGCAGCGATCGGAGCTGTCAAAGATTTTGTCATCGTTCCGCCAACTGCTGCTATATTTTTTCCTGCTTTTGTTATAGATCGCCCTGCTTTTTCCCAATCACGAACATTCTTCTCTAAGCTTTTCCCTACAGAATTCAGTGGAGAAGATATCTTATCGATCAAGCGCAGTGTGACATCTACGATTTTACCAGCCATTCATTCACTCCATATTGTTTAACGCTTCTTTTAACTGTTTCATTTGATAGTGCATGAATGCTCTTAGTACTATTTTTTCGCCAAGTCCCATTTCAAAATAAGTGGATGGCAGTATATGATGATAGCGAAAAAGAAGGTACATCAACTGCACCTCCCCATTCGCTTCAATTAGTTTTTTACTTCTTCCTCACTATCTTCTTCATCGTTTATCACTCCGGACAGCTTGGATATTTCGTCTGATAAGTCATTCACTTCGTTTCCGAAGAGCTTTTCGCAAAGCTCTTTTGCATCGTCGCATTCGAAGTGTGCCTGAAGTGTCTTATCCTTCAATGGAGGATCAACTACACCTTCTAAGCACATCATCAGCTTTGCATCGTATGTTTTTGAAAAAATCATATTTCCTTTCTTGTCTACCTGATATGCCACGATGTCATTCAATCTTCTTGACTTTACTTCCCGAATCTGTACATCAACTGGTGTTTCAGATCCGATAAGCTTTGCAAGCTTCTTCGAATGAAAGATGCCTGTCTCCAGCTCATCTGCCTTCTTTACATCTGCCTTTAATAACTGATCTACTAAATTCATGTCGTTCCTCCTATTTCTTATCGATCGTATCGATCAGCTTCCAGTCCGTAAATGTGAACGGAAGGCTTTCTTCACCGATCTTCTTTGTTTCCCAATTTGCAAGCGGGATTTCATCGAATGTTACTCCCATCAGCTTTACTCTTTCTGCACCATATGCATCCGGATCATCCAGCTTTGAAATGATCGTAAACGTCGGATTGATTCCTTTTTTTATCTTTGCAGACAACTTTTTTGTGAAATAAGATGTAACCTTGTTCATCTTCAATGTACCTTTCAGATCAAGGCCAGTCGTCTTATATCCTTTTACAAGTGTTCCTGACTGGTTCACTTCTGATTTCTCAATAGAAACCTTTGCTTCTAATCCGGTTGTCTCTGCCATATAGTCATCATCACACCAGAGTTCCCCAAATGTTCCATTGATGACTCTTTTAGGATCATATTTTTTCATGTCGTTCCTCCTTAAATCGTAATTGGCAATACAATGTCTTCGATTGCATCCCAGATTGAAATAGCTGCTTTTAAGAATACATTTGAACCTGTATTCGCTACCTTTATATCGTCATCTGACATTTCCGTTACATCGGTACCTTTTTCCTGCAGGTATCTTCTGTTTGCATCAATATCGATCTCCACGCTGTAGGATTCTAAGACATCATCCTGTACAAGCTGTTCGAAGTAATTTCCAATCGCCGACAGTAACAGACACTTATTATCATAGCTGTTTGCATACTTACCGAGATAACTATCCTCTGCGGTCATACGAATGTCAGTTGCGATCATGTCCATTGTATCAACGATCTTAATCTTCTGAAACTGAGTATTTTTCTCTGTTGTCAGCGTCGTTAAGCTGTTTACACCTCTTGCGATCTTCACTTTTTCGCCATCCCACCATACGATCAGCTCTCCTGCATCTACAGCAGCATCCATTTCCGCCTTTGTCAGTCGTGTACAGTCTGTCAGTTCTTCAAGCGGTGCATAAGTGCATGAGATTGTCATCGGTGTACCTGCAATGATACCTGCAATTCTGGAGCAATACTGCTCTGTCGTATACTCCTTATCATTTACATACACTTTTTCTGTCGTGAAATTTACGATTCCTTCTGTATTTGCCTTTACATTTGGCAGTACAGCAATGATCCGGTTCTTCTCGGCTCTTTCTGTCTCAACAAATGTCTTGACTGCTTCTTCCTGTCCATCTGTCTTAACTGTCGGAGCTACCAGATAGTTGAATTTGATCGTTTTTAAATACTTTAAAGCTTCGGTATAGTCTTCCGCTTCTTCAGGGAGCACATATGTAACGATCTTCTTCGGCTTATTGATATAGCCGATCGATGCCAGTTTGATCTGCTCCTTCGTTGCATCGGATAACGACTTTGGAATATCATCACCCGGTAAAAGCACGACCGGATTCGTCTCTGGCACTGTGTCTTTTACGATCATGGCGATAATTCCTCTTTCTCCTCTTTCTACTACAGATGTCGCAGCTTCCGTGAAGCTGATTGACATACTTGGCATTCCCATTATCTAATTTCCTCCAATCTACTATTTATTGCAACCGATCCAATGATCGGTGAATCATCTTCGTGAATGATATCGTCATACCATTCGAGGGTAATTGACAGCTCCGGCACATACTTTTCCGTGCCAATCCACTGCCAGTCAAAATCTGTTACATCAACTGCACGGTCCTTGATCTTTACAGCAAGTCCAAAAAGGTCCTGAATTGTGTCGATCATATCAAGTGCTTCCGCTTCGTCCACTTCGTTCTGAAAGATCGTGATGTAAAAAAGCACAACCTTTTTTCGCGTGTTATAATTTTCGCCCTGATTTGATACCGGAACGATCTGCGTGAAAAAACAAGGGCGTTCATAGTTTTCCACTACCATTTTACTGTAGTATTTATACTTTTTTTCTGGATATCTCGTCTTAAGCAGTGATATAAGCCCTGCCTTCAAATCGCTAAGTGTCATTTTAGCCCAGCCTTTCCGATCAAATCATCAACCATTGCTTCTACACTGTCCGGCATTTCTTCTTCAAATTCCTTGACAGCCTTTTCAAAATAGTGTCTTCCCTGTACAAATCCAACGGTTTCGCCCTTTTTGTTGACCATGTTATGACCTTGTTCTACAAGGTGGAAGTGCGGTGATTTGACCGTCAGTTCGACAAACTGTCGGATTCCATAGCCCTGTACTTTTGACAGCCTGTATGATCCGATTTTACCGAGTGATCGTTTGCTATCACCTTTTGTATTTGTGTTTTCTGCCGCCGACAGCACAATCTTCCTTCTGAGTTCGAGTCCTCTTTTTCTAAGAAGATCACCTGCGGCATCCGGATACTCCTTTGCCATCTTCTCCAGCGCATCTATCAGCTCGTCTGCTCCGTAGAAATTCATATTGAATACTTCTTCACTCATCCGGCACACTTCCTTTGTTTGTATATTCGTAGCAGTTGATTTCAAGCATTTTATGCTCGTATCCGACATCGATCACACTGTCAATTACAAAATTCTTTCCGTCGTATCGGATATAACTGTTTGTATCGACATCATTTCTATATCGGATATAACATTTGTGGGTGATCTTGCTTTGTACCTTCTGTGCTTCGTAAAATTCAGCACCCCGAATTGGATAAAAGGAAGCCCACACAGTTCTAATTTCTGTCAAAACCTGCTTTAGCTGCCCCATTTTATCCTTTTCTTCTGTAAGCTTCATAAATGTGATACGCTTGTTTAATCTTCCGATGTTTATCGTCCTCATATGTCCTCCTAAAGCAGATTCACCGAGTGCAGGTTCAGAATAGATTTTACCGCTGGATTTACTACCGATTTGCTGTCCATCTGATAATTTCTGTTATCAAACATATCCGCTACCAGGATAAAAAGTACCTGTGTGATATCTTCGTGTTCATCCACTTCTTCATCTGTAAGTCCGGTATATGATTTGATAAATGCCACTGCACCGCTTCTCATTCGCTCTAACTCATTAAGTTCCAGATCCGATGCATCATCTAATCGAACATATTTAGCAAGATCTATATTTGTGACATCGCTTACTTTCATTTGATCACCTCATAAAAGAGCCGCTTCCGCGGCTCCATCTTTTACTGTGCAGCCATAACCAGTCTTGCTACTGCTTCCTCGTTCTGTACCTTTGAATCCATCTCAACAAATCCAAGTACCTCAACTACATGCTGAGCCGCTTTCACTTCACGGAGCACTTCGATATTGATTTCTTCGGAAACCTTGACAGCAAGTGCTGCTCCGAAGTTTCCATAATATACCGCTGTCTTTCCTGCTTCCATCTCGTCCATATTGCTTGAAGTGTACACATCTTTTGAAAAAAGTGTATATCCCCATCTGGATGATGCATCTCTGTTCAAGAGATAGTTACCCTGGCCGTCTTTCAGCTTTCTGATCGCAGTACGAGTCTTTTTGTTCATGATAAAAAATGCATCATTCTGATATGCATCCGGCACCTCTTCCTGAAGATCGATCAACTCATCTGCTGTGATCTTTGTTGCTGATGCAGCTTCTACCATCTGCTTTGCCTTTGATAAACCGTCAATCTTGTTTTCTGTTCCCTTTAACAGCTCGCGTTCGATGAACTTTGCAATATTTCTTGCCATTCTGTTAATGACAAAATCTACTACATTGAAGGAAGAGTTGTTAATCAGGCTCTTTGATACGTCTGAAATAGCTCTTGCCAGGTATCCCTTAAGTTCAATGCTTTTGAACTGTCCACTTGTAGACTCTCCGGCTGTGAATTCATCTGCATATGACATCTGAATATCACCGGATTCTTCGTCATAATAAGGGATTGACAGATTGCCTTTCACATTGTAACGCTCTGCTGCCTGATAAATCGGGCAGATATCAAGTACCTTTTCGATGATTTTATTTGCAATCGACGAAGGAATCACGGCTACGTTGTCTGTCATTGTCATGTTTGTTTCTGCACGTCTTTCAAGCGTTCCTCTGATGTATGAATCGAATTCATCATACTCCCGCTTTTCTACTTCCTTCTTATCCTCTTCTTTTTTCTTTCCTGTCTCTGGAATCTGAGTTGGCTCAACATGATCTTCCAGGCTTCTTACGGACTGTAACGCATCGATTGATGCATTGATGTTGTCAACCTCTTTCTGCAGCTCATTAAACTTCTTTACTTCTTCCTCGTTTAACGCTCTTTCCTCTCCATCAGCCTTGCTGATCAGAGATCTCATCTCATTCATTTTTGCTTCTTTTGTTTCTGTAAGCTTCTTAAGATTCATGAATTTTGGCATAAATTATTTTTCCTCCTTTTTCACATAAAAAAAGCAGGTTTATAAACCTGCTCCGCTTGCTAAAATTCTGTTATGATATTTATAATTATTCGCCTTTTCCGGCGGATCATTATCGACTGTTTCAACGTCATCTTCGATGCTTCGGATCTCAATGATATCATCTTCTTCTCTTGTCTCAACCGATGTGCCTGTATATGCCGGTACCTTGCGGTCATCTAACAGGGATACCTCTTTTAATTCAAGCTCTTGAACATCTCTATGAGCCATCTGGTCAACTTCGTTCCATTCGTCTCTTATTTTGATGAAACCAAACGACCATCCGGAAAGCTTCCCTTCTCTTGCTTTCTGAACAATTTCGGCATCCCGGATCTCACATCTGCATCTAAGTCCGATGTTATCCTCATACAGCTTTGTCGTTGTATCTCTTGTAGATGTAAGCTCTCTTGAATAGTCATGATTCAACAGTACCTTTACATTGTATCCGGTTCTTTTCGCTCGATCTAACGCACGTTTGAATGCTCCGGCTTTGATTTTTTCTACAAAAGGACCTTTCGCATTGTGCAAAACTTTTGAATCTCGTTCCACAGCATTTACATATCCATCAATCACGACGGAATCTGCTCTGATTTCAATTTTCATCATCTTCTCCCTCTCCTTTCTGTTGCACCGGTGCAACTTCATCATTTTCTTGTATATCTACTCCCATTTCCGACATTTTATTGGTATTTGGAGTATATATCTTGTTTTCATCCGGGAAGTATAAGACATCCTGAAGTCCTAACTTGATAAAATTAAGGCCAAATCTCGGATATCGTTCTTTTTCCCTGATATCATCAACCTGCAGGAAGCCCGCATCAAGTGCCGTCTTATATGCTGCATACCGCTTTTCAATATCACCTTTTGTAAGGTCGGTATCGTCAAATGCAAAAAACATACTGTCTTTTTCATCTTCTCTGAGCATTGCCCGGTTGATGGCTGTCGCAAATCTCACAAGTATCGGCATGATGCATGATTGATAAAACTGCTTTCTGTCTTCTTCGTTTCCTCCGCCATTTATGATCGGTGCCGGAATCAGGAAGATCTTGCATGCATCCTTATTATTTGTCTCTTTGTTCTCATTTAACTGCATCTCAACCGACGTATTTGACGATTCCTTGAACTCCAAGCCATCATTCAACACGATTACATTTTCTGTGTTGTTCGAATACAGCTTTTTAAATGCATTCTTAAGTGCAGTCATGACCGATTCTGAAACCTTGCTCTTTGCCTGCAGGAATCCTTTTTTATTTCCGCCTGTTTTTACCAGCCCTTTTTCATATTGCTGTGAGCTTAATATGATATCGAGAAGCTCCGGTGATTCTTCAACGATGGACTTTCCATAGCAGCCATTTTTCGTATTCCGAAGCAGTGTTATAAATTTCCACGGATCATACGAACGCCCATTCACTTCCATCTTGTAATCTTTAAATATCGGATCTGTATTCATGTTGAACCCGATCCTATTTGCTTCAACATAGTGTACAGATTCAACTTCATTGCACACCCAGTTGACATATGCATATCCACCATGGTCCAGATACATATCAATGATCATTGCACGCTTAAACTGCACGGCATCTAATGTATCTCCTGTATCCTCATTTAACAGGTATACCCTTCTGTCATCCGGTACCTCTATGATCTTATCTTCATCCTTCTTGTACAGTTTTATCTTCAAGGATGATACCGTATCCGCAATCAAGTTGATGCAAGCTGCTATGCCCGGTATATTCATCACCTTGTCTTTTGTTATGTCAGACTTTCCGAGCAGTGCCTGAAGCAGTGTAGCATCTGTATTAAATGAAGTGTCTTCCCGGATTTCCGGTTTCTTTTTTCTAAATAATCCCATATATCTCCTAAATCATCTGGACAAAGTACTCTGATGTTCCATAGAGCAGTTCCTGTTCAATCAGGTATGTGCTGTTGATGTTGCCAACCACCTGATCTACTTTGTCGCCAGATTTCTTTTTATTTACATATTTGTTTTTGTTCGTATCTTCTGTACATCGTGCATTTTGGAAGTTAATTTCAAGCATCTGGTTCTCATCATACTGATATCTGCCAGACAGGATGCATTCTTTCAGCCATTTTGTTGGACTATGAAGAACGCTTGAATGCTGTTTGATCTCAACGCATGTATATCCTGCTTTTTCAAATTTCTGAACGCTTGAAAGAGCATTCCATCTGTCATATCCGATTTGTTGAATCTCAACACCCAGCTTGTCTTCCAGAGTCATGATATAATCCTCAACCGCTGTATAGTCGATAACCTCATCACCACATGCTATACAGCATCCGGATCTTATCAGTGCGTTATAGTCCACGCCTTCTTTTTTGCTCTTTTGAGCAATTCTTCCGGCCGGTATAAAACCAACTGTCCTCGTATATAAAACGGCATCGTCTTTCGTGTCGCCTTCATACGTCTTCATATCCACGCTGACATTATCCTCTGTCATCGAAAGGTCAAGCCCCAGCCATACCTTTCTTCCTTTCCACCATGCATCGTCTTTTTTCCTTTTTCCTTTTCGTACCTTGGTAATTTCGATATATCCCTCAACACCAAGGCCTTTATATTTAATGTTGTTGTGCTTACAGAGATAATTTTCTCTCTTGTTCTCATACTCAACAGCATCCGTCCGCTTATCTACAATTTTCCGAAAGATACGGTTATTGAAGCATGCTACCGGATTGCTCTGATAGATGCACAGATCGTCATGCATCCATGTATCTCCCTGCCAGAGATAGTCGTCCGGCACATAAATAAGCGAAAACATCCGTCTGTCATCTCTTAATCCGTCCAGTACCTTCTTGCCTTTGTCAACTTCATCGATCATGACATTGTTGTCATTCGGATACTCCGTTGATATGACGATGCCTAACGAATTTACAAGTGTAATCTGACCGGATCTCATTGCTTCAACCGGATAAGAGTCCATTGCTCCAGCTTCATCTGCCAGGAATGCTGTCGGAAGCTTACCATCCATCTTGTCCTCTGAATATGCAAGTGGTGTATATTCGCTTTCCGTCAACAGACACCGAATCTCACTTCTTAGTGTCTTAAATACCGGACTTAACTCATCAGACAATAACGGGCTTGATTTGATTATCTTTTTAATTGCTATCTGCAGCTCTTTTGACAACTTCAAATCGGGTGCAACTGAAAAGAACCGCGAAAAGCGCGGTTCTGTGAGCATCAAGAGTATAAATATCACCCCTGCATTAAAGGTTTTGAAATTTTTTCTTGCTATCTTTAGCAAGGCATTTTCGTAAAAACGGACTTCAATCTTATCGTCCGGATCAATCATTTTTGTACAAAAAACCGCAGTTATGAAAAAAGCTGCATAGGGTTCTAACGATTCATCAAGTGGCTTGTGTAGATCCGGATGAATCATTAAGTGTAACAGCTTTTCAATTTTCTCATATGTCTCTTCACTGACATAGGCTTCCTGGTCGTTTCCATCTGCTATGTTCTTCCATGACTGGCACTGCATTTTTACATAATGCGGAGCCTTTTTGTTATCATTCTCAATCGCCCATTTGCAATATTGATACGCCTTACTTTCCTGTATCAAATCTATCCACCGCCTAACACCTGTAGCAGTGCATTTGTCTCTTTTTCTTCCTGCTTTGGAATCGTACGGAGTGCTGCTGCCAGCGTCATTCCTGTTTCTTTTTCAATCGCAAGCAGCATCGTTCTCTTTTTATCTATCTCTTTGTCATATTTCAGCATTGTATTTGCCAAGTTGCAGATCTGCTTTGAGAAGTCGCATGTAAGTACTGCTCTTTCCTCTGGAGTAAGTGTCGCCTGCAGCATGTTCTCCTTGAAAGATTTTGATAAATTTTTGATGGTTTTTTCCATCTCTTTTTTCAATTTTTCAATATTCCGGCACTCCGATAACATGATGCAGTACCGGTTTATGATCGTCTCATACATCCGGTCATTTTTGCCGATAGCTGATAAGATTTCAGTCACACGATCAAATTCTTTCGATGCTTTCCGATCGGCCTTGGTCTCAGGAAACTTCGATATTTCCGCGCCAGAGAGCATACCGCTTTCTGCCTGCTTCCGACTTGCTAATTCTTTTTTTGTTCTGTGTGATTTGTTCTCGTTCTGGATCACACTAACCGGTTTCGATGGTCTTGCCATGTTCTACCTCCAAAAAAATCCTTCATTTTGGGAATATTTCGTAAATTTAGGGGCGGGGTCGGTCTATAGATTTTTGCAAAAAACAAAAAATGCAAAGGCGGGGGTATCTTCGCCTTCACATTATTAACGGTGCGTCTTTTGAATGGCCTGCTGCCTGCATCGATGCATCTACAAGCTCCTGCTGCATGTTCCTGCTTATCGTGCCATCCTCACACATCTCATGATGCCGTCTGCATACTGTGATCAGATTTGATTCTTCCAAACGCATATCATAATCTTCTTCGATCGGTATGATATGATGTACTGACAACTCTTCTGAATTGAACTGTCTGATCGTTCCTTTCAGCATAGCCTTACAGCACAGGCACAGATTGTTGTCTCTCTCTCTAATCTCTATTGATTTATTCGTCCATGTATATGAACGATGGAATCCGTATGCTTTTGTTCTTCTACGCTTCTTCCTTTTATCCAGTGCTATCCTTTTCTCAGCACATATATCTTTTGTATCATGTATTCGTCCACAATACGAACAGCTTTTTAACATGTCCACTCCAATAGCAAAGGCAGCCTGTTTTATAACAGGCTGCCCGCATCAATACTAAGAGGTTTCAGCAACTTATCTCGATATCATAATACATCGTTCAGCCCTGTTCGTATAGTGACATGTTACTGACATAAAACTGACATGTTACTGACATTTATAAATTGATCGTCACATCTACCTGTGCCAGTGCTTCATCGTATAGTCTCCAGCCATGTCGTACTGTATAGTGCTTGATCCTCGCTATCTTCTCTATGCTGTAGCCTTTTATGTAGTACATCGTCAGTATATCGTTATGCTTTGGAGAAAGCACCGTATCTATGTAAGCCTGTACAATTTCCCGTTTTTGATCTGCTGCCTTTTTGAATTTCTCCAACCGTATCTCCAGATCTCTTTTTTCTACAAGCATATCTGTCGTAGTGAGTGAGCTGCTGCCTTTCGGCATTCCTGTCATCTGGTTTTCTCGTATTCCAAGCACCTTATCATCGATCTGTGTGATTTCATCCTCTATGTGTCGTATCATATTTGACACTCTTTTATACTGCACAAGTACCTTCTTGATATCTTCGTTCGACATGTCTTCCTCCTTTATAGCATCATTCTTTTGATTCTGGCTCGCACTTTATCAATTCCTATGATCTGATTTTTGATTCTTTCCTTTCTGTGTTTGCTCATCAGCTTCGATTCAAGGCTTTCTTCCATAAGTGATATCTGTGCTTCACACCATATGTCTAATTCTTTCAGCTTGTCCATTTTGCCTCATTTCTGTTGCACCGGTGCAACTTTACTCGTTTTCTTCTTCGTCTTCCTTTTCTTTGAAGAAATTGCATTTTTCATTTTTACAAAATATCAGCTTTAATGCTGTACATTCGTTTCTTCTCTCATCGTAAAATCTGCATGTCTTCTTTGTATCATCCATCATCCTACATCCTCCGTCAGATCTATTTTTGTCATTTCTTCAAGAATTCTTTCATGTTTCTGGTCCTGTCGGAACGGAGCATATAACGCACCTGCATTATTCCTCCAGATTACTCCTCTGCTGTTACAGCACGGTCCATCCGGAAAATCTTCGCCATCTTCTAACTGTGCTCCTGTTGTCATATTAACAAATACATCGTTTATCAGATACGTCCTTCCATTTTCGTCCTGCAGGATCCTTTGATTTACCTCCCATGCGGATTTTATCATTACGCTTGTCACTTCAAGGTGTTTATCAAAATTTTCCTTTACGATTTGTAAATCTCCGATCTCCTGCTGCCATCCGTCCTTATTTGCTACTATACGTTCTCCTGTCTCTGGAATGTAACCTACAAGATCTATAAGCTTCGCCTTGATTTCCTTCGGCAGAAACCATTTGTCTATATCAATCATCCAGTATCTTCCTTCCAGATGTATGATTTCCTCCGTAGATGCTATTACAAGGCCGTTTCTGAATGCTTCTTTTATCAGCGTGTTTACAACTTTTGTTTTTAAAAACATATCTTTATACCTCCTGTCTTCTCTTTACTATCTCCTGCATAGATTCATATATCCCTAACTTTTCAAACAGAAAATCAGGTATCAACAGCAACGCAATGATGCAGGCTATATCTGTCGCTATTCTCATGTTCTTTCTCCTTTCAAATACTTTTCCTTTAACTGTTCTATTATGTCTGCTGCCCGCGATATTTTTACGATTCTATCCGGTAGGATGCTGTCTTCATGCATCCCCCATTTTGCCTCTTTTTTTATTTCATTGTAAAATTCTTCAATAGCCTCTTTCCGTGCGTTCCGGATCCACTTTTCTACTTCTTCGCTGTCTGGTGATAAATGAACGGTTATAAGGTTTTCATCCTTGTAGCATTTTAATTCATCTAACCATTTTGCGATTTGCTCATGATATTTTATGCTCAGTTCTCTATTTTCAACTATACAAAAATACTCTGCTCTGCTCCTGAAGTCTGCTGCTGTCTCTTTCTCTCGTTTTATTGCTTCATCAATCGTCATTCTGTCATACCTCCTGTTTTAATTATATTTGTCTATAACTTCTTTCATTTCTTCCGCAATGATCTTGACGTTTGCAAATTCTATAATTTCTTTCTGTGTCGCCCATCCTACCGGTCTAGCGTATACCGATATATTCTGCAGTTCTTTGCTAAAGTCGTCGATAGCCTTTTTCTTTGCTTCCCGGATTAGCTTTTTAACTTCTTCCCTTTCCGCTACATTCACTGTTCCTATCCGGTCTATTTCTTCAAGCGTTATGTCCTCTGCGTAATTATTATCTCTTTCCTCCTGCGTATCTTTAAAGCCTAACCAGCGGCACAGGTCGTCTACATCAATCAATCTTCCCATCGTCTGCGCCTCCCAGCTCTATTAATTTACTTTCATACCACTCTGCTTTTTCTATATCTTCCGCTCCATTTTTCTTATCTGCTCGGAAACGATATTTATATGCATTGCACATGCAGAAATGCTTTACCGCTTCCACGCCGAACATCGCAAGCATTACATCTATGCACTCATTTTTTCCTTGATAGTGCGCCGGGTGATTTACGTTATCTTTTTTCCCTTCTCCGAACAAAATTTGATAATTTCTTTCAATTTCTTCCGGGTATATGTCCCATCGGTCGTAGCACGTTTTTTGTGATATGTCGTACAGTTCGCATCCGTCGCATCCCGATTCTATGCTTAAACAATGTTCCTCGATCCTTTGTGCCTTTTCTTCTATCGTCATTTCCATTCCGTCCATCTACCTCCTAAGATCCATTCGAAACAATGATTTATTTACTATATAATCTAATCTGTTTCATTTTTTTAACGAATAGCTTCATCTCATAGCCAGTAAGCCCAACACAAGTACTGCCAATATTTTTTTGATCCATCAGTTCGGCATCGTAAGATTGTAGAATGTGTCTCCCAGAAGCCTTATGACAGATAGCTACTGTCTGGACAAAACCATGCTTATCATCTTTTCTTTTATACCTTACTCCATACTGATCTTCTTTTACTTTAATAAATCCAATTTTTGCTAATTTATCATCTACTGTTTTAAATAATTTCATATCTTTTCTCCTTTACCTTATCTCTTCCTTTCGGATCATCTCTTTGATATCCGTATTTGTGAAGCTCTCACGATACCCTCTACAGCTCATAAGTACATGATGCTTGTATCTTTTTATCACTGTCCACTTCTTCCATCGTATGATGAAATTCCGACCGCCTGTTATTTCTTTTGTCCGTATCTGTATGATTCTGCCCGGCTTACATAGCATGTTCATCTTTATTTCTACTTCAAATTCTGACATGTCGCACCTCCTACTTGAATGGTAAGTCATCCTCTATGCCATCAGGAATACTCATAAATCCCTGTGGATCACAGGATGCTGGCTGTTCGTTCTCTCCTGAAGCTGCTGCCTTGCTCTCTGCAAATTCCTGTTCCTCGATAACAACATCCGTTGTATATACCTTCTGACCGTCTCTGTTCGTGTAAGAGCCTGTCTGTATTCTTCCTGTAGCTGCAATCTTTGTTCCCTTCTTCAGATACTTTTCTGTGAACTCTGCTGCCTTTCCGAAAGCGACACAGCTTATAAAATCTGCAGTCTGCTCTCCTTCTCTCTTGAATCTCCGATCTACAGCAAGAGTGTATCTGGCGATCGCCATCTGATCATTTCCCTGTGAATATCTAATCTCCGGATCTCTCGTTAAACGACCCATTAAAATTACTTTATTCATCCTTGACCTCCTGTTCTACATCTATAACCGTCATGCATGCTGCCAGCGCATATCCATATTCCCTGTTACATCCACGGCTATCTCTCCATCCCGGCAAGAGATATATAGTGTCACAGTGTTTTAACAGCATCATATCAAGTTCAAGAAATTCTTCATCCGTCAGGCCTTTAGGTAACATGTCCCTAAGTCTGATTGGATTTACAACCTCATGTCCTTCTCCTTTTAACATTTTCTCGGATTCAAAGAAATCCTCTGCATAATCGACCTTTCCTCGTACCGGTCCGCTTATATATATCTTCATTGCTACCTCCATTTCTTATATATCAGATCATCTTCATTCCAATCCGGATATATACCCTGCATATACTCTTTATATAGGGCAAGCATCTCCTTGCGCCTGCCCTGAAAACCGTTGTCCATCATATCGTGATGTGTGAGACACCCCAGTGCGCCGTTCTCTTCGATTCCTAATCCGCCGGCGGAACGTGGAATGTAATGCATGATTGATGTCATTTGCTGGGAAAAGGCTGTTACCTTTTCGGTATGGTATCCTATCTTGCAGAATATACAGATTTGGTCACGTTCCTTGATTCGCTTTCTTACCTTTGGGGAGAACTCTTTTGCTTTTGTCTGCTTACTTGCCATACTCTGCTGCCTCCAGTTGTTCTAATCTCTGTTTCAAGTCGGATGCAAGCTCGATCAGCCTTTTATATTCCGGTCTGTCCTTATATCTCTGGCCAGCCCATTCTTTGTCGATTTGATCTATTGTGTCTGCAATGCCATTTTTATAGCTTGCGATCTGTCTATATATCAGATTTTGTTGCACCGGTGCAACTTCTGTTTTTTCGTTTTCAAAAGCCTGCCGGATATTGTTGTCAACAGTATTTTGCGGGATTTCAGATGCCGTTTTTCCCGGTTCAATCTCCTGTTTTTCTTCCTGTTTGATACTTTCCGGCTTTATTTCTGTCTTTTCAGTCTCTTTTTCTTCCGGTACCGGTGTAGTTTCAGCCAGATTTGATGTTTTTTCCGTCTGATCCTTGACCGGCTCTGATAAGGCTTCTGTATCTGTTGTTTCCTTGTATTCCGGTTTCTTTACAGGCTCCTGCTTCTTTACCGGCTTCGGTTCGACTGCTGCTTTCTGCACCTTGCCGACCTTTTCCGTGCTCTGGTTCGATGAAAAGATCTTGTTGTATACATTCTCATATGCTTCCTGCACCGTCTTTCCGACCATGTATGTCTTGATATATGCTACAAGCTCATCTGTGATATATTCCTCTTTCTCTCCGGAGCGGATATTAACAAGGCTCACGGTAGCCTGTCCTTTTGTTATGATCAGACCAAAGCGGCCAAGTCCCTGCACCCTAACTGAAATATAATTCTCACCAGTCGGTGCAAGTATCTCTATGATATCCTCGTCTTTGTTTGCCGCCCGATAGAGCTGTTCATACAAGGCCGTATCTTCTTCTAACAACTGATGTATGACCTTTTCCAGGTTGTTCTTCAGATCTTCGTTCTTCTCACCTTCCAGATACACTTCCATGTCGCTGATCTTCTTTTCTTCGTCTACTTCGTCCTTGATCGCCTGTATCTCTGCTTTTGAGTATGCCGGCGACAGATCTTCATTCACTGAATCCGGGAGCTGTAACATGATCGCAAGCTTCGCATATCCGTATCCTCTGTACTGCTCTTTTAGTACATTTGAGTAACCGCCTTCGGAGAACCGGTCATTGATATGTATCCATTTACTTACTACCGTCTTATCAATGCCGTACTCACCTTTTGCAAATTCAACCACATTCGCGTACGGTGAACTCTTTAATATGTCTGTATCTCTTGCTATCTTTAACAGATAGCCGATTCGCACGAAGCTCTCTGCTGAACGCTGCAGCTCACTATCTACCTCATGCTTATATTCTTCATAACTGTTTATCGTTATATCAGGCTGATTCATTCGTTATATCCTCCTCTAATCCTAAAAAGTCCGCTTCCAGCACGTCTGCAAGAAGCTTTCCGGCACATTTACCATGCCATACGGTCTTATGCTCCTCACGGATCTTTTTATAGTTCTCTTTTCGTTTTTTCTCTGACTCCTTCGCCAGCTTCTTATCTTCGTCTGACAAGATCTTCTGAAGCCATTTCTGCCATTTTTTCAAGAAAGGAACTGCTGCCACAAGATCAGGTCCCTGGTTGTCTCCCGTCGTCCGCTTCTGCCGGATGTTTCCATTTGGCTCAACCTCTAGCGTGTACCAAGGCCTCTTCGGATCTGACTGTTTTCGAAGGAACATCAGGAAAGACTCTTTTGTCTGTATCCGGTCGTAGTAGAAATCACAGGTATGGATACAATGATGAAGCAAGGTTCCCTCTCTTATGATGTCTTCTATTCCGGTCGGTGCTACGATCTTATACTTGCTATCTTCATACTCATATTTCTTTAGTGTCTTGCATACCTTATCCACTTTCGGGAATTTCTTTCTGGTCGTTTTTGTCTGCTTCTTCCAGCTGTCTTTCTGCAAGAAATCGATCACATCACTGTGCGCCGCTTTAAGATCTTTCGGTTTGTAGATCTGTTCTGCGTCCGTGTTATATCCTGCCCTTTTCGCCATGTTCATGTAGTCTGCATATGTGTTCAATGTCTGCCTGATCGTACTGTCTGCTGCCGTCTGCTTCGCCATATAATTGTATGCTTTCACCACCGACATATTTGTAAGCATACTTGCAGTTATCAGATCTCTTTTTGATATCTTGTGTTTGGCCAGATCAATCATCACTTCGTCCGGATAGATTGTGTTATCCTTTTTTTCGTCCTGAAGCCATATGAGATAATCTGGTGAATCAACTGCAAGCAGTCTTTTCAAACGAGCCTTATCAATCTGTAGTGCCTTTGTAAGCTCTGTGTATCGATCATCAATCATGTTGTTATAGCCGCCATCTACTATGCTGTTCGCTATGCTGTAAAGTCCTATCTTCATGCACTGTTCGACCGCCAGATTTTCATTCCGCATCCATCTCTCAACATTTATCTTGTCATTTCTTTTGATTGCTTCCGGCACAACTGATTTTTCAAAATCCACATACCTCAAATTGTTTGGATATACCTTTGCTGCTGATGTCCACATATAGCTATAAATGTATGACTCACACCATCTTAATGTGTCGTTTTTGTAAACGGTGTAGTAGTATCTGTTCCATTTGTCGCCTCTTATCAGTGTTCTTTCGCTTTCTCTTACACTTAATTTCGGTGTCTGGATTGTTGCTGTGCTGCACCATGCTGCATTATAGATTCGATTCAATTCAAAGTGCCGGATCACAATGCCATCTTTGATATTCTGAATGACTACAGCATGTCCTTCTTTTGTCATCAGTCTTTTGACCTTGCCGTCTGATTTATAAGTGATCGGATGCTTACACTTCGGACAGGTAGATTTTTTGTTGTGTGTCGGTTTCTCCGTCAGCTTCACATACTGTTTGCAGCATGAACAGTATCCCTGTTCGATTTTTTTCTTGTCGTAGTGATAGAATATAAAGTGTTCCAGCACGTTCTTATCCGCCCATGCACGAAAGCCTTTCGGTTCTGCAGGCACCAGTTCCATATCTGCATCCCACGGATCTGTCTCTTTCCTTCTCTGTGCTAAGATCTTCTCCCTGCTGATACGGCCCTGGTATTCCCGGATAGCTTCATATCCCGAATTATTTGTCTTCAATGTCTTCTTGATATACTGTGCCTGGTTCTTATCCATCCATCTATCTGCTTTATACCATCCGACTATATGTGTATAATCTTCTTTTCCGTTCAAAGTTACTACCGGCAGGTTTTCAAGCTTTGCCTTTGACCACCTGAGTTCTTTGTAGCTTGTGTCGAGCTGTCTTGTGATGTAGTCACCATCCCCGGATACATTGATAAATATCTCATATACCGGTGTGTTTACGTTGTTTTTCATCCACTTCGTATCAAATACCGCAATCTTCAGATAACCGTTTAGATGTTGTGCTCGCAGGAAGACGACTATCTCGTATCGCTGATAATCATATCTGTCGGCCTCCTTTACCTCTCTTGCCTTCTCCATCATTTCCTTTGTGGCTTTCAATGTCCGGATTGCTCTTAATTCTTTCTTATTCACGATCAACCACCCGCCCATCTATGTTGTATGCGACACCGGCTTTATACTTCTCACCATTGACAGTGATCACATTCATAGCCTGTATGCCCCTTGTATGTGCATATTCCTTCAACAGTACAAGGCTGCTGCCTTTTGTACCTGCTGCCGCCGGATTCTTTCCTCTGACGATCACAAACGGTGTCAGTCTTGCAAATCCATATTCTCTGTATACATCGTGATGCCATTCTCTCGCCGGATGCCGGAACATGTATCTTGCTGCATGCACCGCTATATCGACCGGTGCTAATTCTTTTAACAGTCGGATTTTTGTGCAACTGATCTTGTCATCTCCGTCTTCGTTGATATCTCCTGCAGCTTCTACAAGGAAGAACCGGTTATCTCCGTTAAGCGGATAGTATGTAAGGCAATCAAGCGGATTTTCACAGCAATGAAATCCATTTTTTGCGCAGTTCGCTTTTTTCTCCTCGTACCACTTATTTACTTCATACTGATAAGTACCCTCACCCATCGTGCAGGTAAGGTTTTTGTGAAACCCTTTGTATGCATACATGGCTATGCCCTCCTGTAGTATTTCTGCACGATCTTGCGTGCGTCTGTAGAATTTGGTACACCCATGTATACTGGCGTACGCATCTTCTCTTTTTTGCCATTTATCGTTACTGTTGTAACAGATGCAATCGCATCCGGTACCTTGACTTTGTTCTCAAATGAATAAGCAAGCATCTCTGCCAGGCAGCCTTCTACACTTTTTCTGTATACCTTTTCGGCAATGTCCTTATCTTCTAGCACTACACGGCGGATTGTGTTCATCCAGTCCTTTAAGATGCCCTCGATCTTCAGTTCCTTTTCCTTTATGCTAAGCTTTCCCATAGCAGCCATATTGGCAGTTGCAAATGTATCCACGATTCCGTCTATATAATCCTGTGCTTCGTCTTTATCGATGCCCTGATTTATTGCAAGGTTTATGATCTCTTTTTCATTTCCAGTCTTTAAAAGCTCCTCTGCTTCTTTGTTCAAGGCTTCTACTGAGTCAAATTCTTTATACATTTTCTTCCTCCTTCTTAATCTCCATGCGGATCTGTGTCTGCATCCAGTTCGAATACTCATGCATACAGGTGAAGTGCATCCGCGCATCGTGGCCAGACAGTAATTCTTTTAGCTGTTCCCACTCGGCTGTATGCTTGATCTCCGTACCTCTTGCAGATATCCAGTTATTCTTTTCCCACTTCTCTATCCAATTTTGCTTGAATGCGGTTTCGACAAATACATCCGTCAGATATATGTCGATGTCGCACTTTTCAACCATATGCGACAAGGCTTCATTCAGTGCAGCAAGCTGTGCGCCTGAGTGTGTCGCATCCTTGATCTTTCGCATTCCTTGACAGGTTTTCTTTCCTGTCCGGGTTACCACTTCAATGAGCCAGCACATCCACATATCCTGCTGCCGCATACCCTTTGATTCAACTTCTGTATATATGTTGACATGTCTCATCTAGCTTCCCCCTTATCCTGATCTCTGTATATTTCAAGAAGCTTCGTCCAGTGTACGGATTTACTCCCTGTTTTATTCTATCCGTGTCGATCTTATATCCCTGCTTTGCGGTCGGTCCTTCTTCTAAGATCTTCCGCATCGTACGTCGTTTGAATATCTTCTTAACCGGCTTCGGTCGTACAAGATTCCTGCTACTGCTATACCGGATCAATTTCTTTTGTTCCTGCAAATCAAACAATGAAAGCTGTGTATCGTCTTCGTACTCTTTCACTATGTACTTAGCAAGTGCGTCATAATTTTCGTTCTGATCAAGCTGCTGATAGTTGACCTTGTGAGTGATCCACTTTTCACGAATCAATTTGTCCGTAGCAGGACCATCCCGGATACGGTTTATGATGATATGTATATGAACACCGCCTTTCTTTCCTACCTCTATCCGGTAGATATATTTATATTCCTGATTGTATTTCTTATAAGCTCTCTGCATCTTTTTGTTGAAGTTCTTCAGATCGAGTGTTACACGGTCAATTCCCGGTCGGCTTCCTGCCGGATACTTCAAAGTACACCAGTAGTCGTTTTCATTAAAATTTGCCTTGATCAATCTCCGCATCCGGTTCTCTTTGTTGATCTGATTCTGTCTCTTTACTTGCTCCGGTGTCGGCTTATATCTCTTTCTTCGTTTTTCTCCTTTTGCTCCGTTGTTACCGGAGTACACATATTCGTATTCAATGCTTCCTCTAAAGGTCCATATGTACTGTATATACGGCATTCTCACACTCCCTTGTGTCTCTATCTTTAATATGATTTAGAGTGTTACAAAAGAGCCGGAACAGCTCTATTTTCTTGACATTTCATTGCATATCTGATATACTAATGAAGTCAAATTATTTGTATATTCTTTTCCCCCCAAGGTAAGAATGTACTTGGCGGCAGCTCCAACTGCCGCTTTTTTATTTGCTCTTTTTGTAACACGGCCTATCCTACTTTCTCGCTTCCTCGATTATGGTCATCTTGTCGTATATCTCACATGTCAAAAATGTTACTATGAAAGATATCATAATCACCGCGAGCATCATTCCATACGAGATCTTTAAGATGCCATACAGAGCGATGCCGATCCACGGTCCGATTGCTCCAAATGGCATGATCAAATTGCATATAGCTTTTATGATCTTTGTATCCATGTTCATGTTCCACCTCTCTTACTGTATCTCCGGTGTCATAGTTCCCCACCCGATATATTTTGCGATCCGGGAAGGATCAAACGGTGGCACCGTCTTCTTTGCTCTCAGCTTGTCCCTATACTTCAGATAGTCGATAAATGCGAGATAGTTGATATAAACTACTCCGCATCCGTCAAGGATCGTATAGTCGCTGTAGCGTCCGTTCTGGACGTACTGGTCAAGCTCTGCTATCCAGTTGCACACCGTCCGGACAGACACATGATATCGATCTGCTATGTATCTCTTAGTTATGTACGGATCTGCTGCCAGCGTTCGTACTTCTGTAACTGTCGTCTGTCTTATGCTCTGTAATCTTTTCATGCTAACCCTCCTATGCTGTTTCTTCTTTTTTCTTTTCCTCGTCTGCTGCCTTGATCGCCATGCCCTCTCCCAAGCCTAATAAGTAGCTCTTATCCTTTTCGGAAAGCTTTGGCATAACATTTGAAAATGTTTCAATAATCTTCTTTTCCTTTTCTGACATATCTTTTCACCTCTTTCTTTTTAGTAGAGATCTTTCATCTCTCTTTCAATCTCCTGTATGATTTCATGCTCATATCCAACCACCTGCAGGCATCGCAGTATCGTAACTGCCTTTACCTCTTCATCGTGCCAGCACAAGAAACTTGCAAGATCTCCAAATGTCTTATTGTTCTTCAGCTCTTTTGCATCTCTTACATGTCTGAGTGCTTCCTGTGCTAATCTCATACAGTTCTCTTCCTGCTTTTTCAGTACATTTGTCTTCTCTGCACGTTCATCTTTCTTCTTGATCAGAAGATCTCCGATACAAGCTCCAACAGTCCATCCGGCAACTGTTCCTAAAAAATTCATATGTTATATTCACGCTCCTTTCCGTGTTGGTGTCTTGTTGGTATGCATCAATTCTATGTTGTTTAATTACTTTTGTCAATATATTTTCTGTAATTTACCAACTTTTTGTTATTTGCCAACATTTTTAATTGACATTGTTTTTTCAATGCGTTATCATAATTGCAACGAAAGGAGTTGAATATATATGAAAGATCGAATAAAAAAAATTAGAAAAGAGCTTGATCTTACCCAGCAGAGCTTTGCGGATAGGATAGGTACATCGCGTGGTAATATAGCAGCTTACGAAGTCGGAAAGAATATTCCTAGCGGTTCTGTTATATCTCTTATATGTAAAGAATTTAATGTAAATGAAGAATGGCTCCGTAATGGAACTGGTGAGATGTTTTTGCAATCGAATCGAAATGCTGATATTGCAAGACTTACTAAAGAGTTATTAAGTGAAGAAAGTGACTCATTCAAAAATAGATTCATTTCAATGTTGGCAAATTTATCGGTAACAGAGTGGGAGTTTCTCGAGCAGAAAGCCAAAGAGCTTGCAGGTGTTAATGATGAATCTGACAGTTAATACATTGGAGTATCTGGAATAAACTAGCTGATACGAGCAAAAAAAAATAAACCGAACAGGTTTTACCCTGCCCGGTTCATGGTTAGATGGTTTCATCTAACAGTGTCTTGATTAGATCATATATGTACTTCAGATGTTTTTCTGACTGTACATCTTCTATCAAGACGATAATCTCTTTTCGGTAGTCCATTTCAATCCCTCCTTTATTCGACATTATACGCCGATAAGGATTTGCATTGTGGTACTTTTACAAAATTTCCATAATTGTGGAAATTTACTTATATTCACTATCGAAAAGATCTGTTATCCTTACATCTAACGCTTTTGCTATAGCTTCCAGTTCATCAAGAGTTGGCGACACCTTTTCGTTTTCGATATTGTTAAGTGCACTCTTACTGATGCCGGTTAGCTCCGCAAGCTTGATAAGCGTTATGTTCTTGTTTGATCTTGCCTGCCAGGTCAATACAACCATATATATACACCTCCTGGTGGCTATTATGCCCCGGAGTATGGCAGGTTATTTTATACTAAGAGAAAAAAGGGGGAATAGATCATGAACGATTCTATTAACTACAAAGGAAAGACTTATCTTGTATCCACATTGTTACTCCGCCAAAAAATTTCAATAGTTGTTTTTGGCGTACTGGGTGCTATATCTTTTATATCGCTATCAAAAGGTATATCCATTTGGGGCTTGATAACTTTAATTCTTGCTATTATCGCTATTCTTTTTTATATATACTATTCAAAAATATTAAAGTTGCGCAAGCCATCCTCTTCAGAAATGCAACCACATAATCATGCATACCCTCCATTAAAACCAGGAGTTATTGCTGTACCAGAAACCTTTACTTTCAAGCTTGCCGGTACAAGCTTTGTTCAGGATACTATTTTAAAATATCAGTATGCATTTCGACCGAAACACGCCACACTAATTCCTGATCCCCAAAATCCGCATGATCCAAATGCTATCGGTGTTTATGTAAACGATGAACGTGTTGGATATGTCCCAAAGAGTCATTGTACTCATGTGAAGAAGATACTATTTACATATCCAGTTTCTGATATCTCGGTAAAATTTCATTCTTCATCCATCAAAGATGATTATGACTATGATGATGACGACGATGATAATGATTTTAAAAATGATAACGATTCATTCGATGATGACAATGTAATTGTATGGGGTAAATGTACAATTTCCTATACATCATATAAACCTATCTAATTTGATGGAAAAATTCTAATATTATATATAAAATTTTGCTTTTCACTTGACAATATACTTATATAAGTATATAATATAATTGTAGCAAGGGAACAGCAGGAAGGAGTTAAGAAATGGAGAAAAATCAAATGACAAACAATCAGTTTAAAGGAATTATAAAAATGATCATAGCACTTATCAAGAACGACACACCAAAGGAAGAACTACTTGAATACTTAACCGAACTGATTAAAGACTAAAAGAAAAAAAGAGCACACACGAGGGCGGATACCGAAACAATCCTGCTAACCGCCCCCGGTGTTTAAATATATAATAGCAGGATTCTTAGAAAAAGGCAAATAAATAAAATGGGAAGGTGATTTTATGAAGCTGTATAAAAATGTTGATATTTGTAATTTAAAAAGCATACTGGAAAACGGAATCTTAAGCATTGATGAGTGTGGAAACAACAACTGGGATTCCGACCGCAGAGCTAATAACGATACATCCGTTGTATACCTTTTCAGCCCAATTAAAGGCACTAACACTTTTCCAAATTACGGTGTTGCACTTTTAGAGGTTGACTGTGATGCATCTGTAAACCAGATGCATGATAATGATATTCATAAAGACGATTATATCGAATACACTATAGATCGAGTATCTCCAGATAAAATTAAGCGTATCATTATTCCTGAAACCTTTAAATCTTATATAAATGTTCCTGAAGGCATCAATGTTACATGGTGTGGAATTAAAGCAGATGTATATGGACATGACGGACTTGAAGCATGTAGCTCTGATATGTTGAATCAGTTCGCTTCCACTGCTCCACTGGAAGACACCGAGGAGTGTAACTTTTTCCGAGGCGTAACATCTGACAGATTTATGATTGACCTTTACAATGTGCAGTATGTATTCTAAGCAAAGGAGGCTATGTGATGAGTAACCAGACAGAACGTACCGGCACTTCTGCCACGAAAGCGAAAAACAAATATAATTCTAAAGCATACGATAAATTTCTTGTCGTTGTTCCAAAAGGCCAAAAAGCTGTGATTGATGCAAAAGTAAAAGAATTTGGTTATACAAGCCGAAACGAATTTATTCAAGCAGCCATAAAGGCATTTATAAGAAGCAGTTAGAAGCTGGCAATGCTCCAGCAAATCATGATAGTGGCATCTATAACGGTGCTCCTTATATCATTGAATATATGGCATAAAAGTTGCACCGGTGCAACTTCATAAAAAAATCCCCCAAGTGTTGGAAGCACTCAGGGGAAAGGTTACATATAAACCCGAAGGCTTATCTATAACAACTTTGGCGAGTTTATTATATCATAAGCCTTCTATTTTTGGTAGGCTTATTTTTTATGCCTATCTTTAGATAGGAGTTGATTTTATGTGGTGTGAAACACAAAGCAACGGTACCGTTAAATACTGTGAAAGGTATACCGATCCACTCACGAATAAAGTACGGCGTATTACCGTCACTATGCCTAAAGCAACTAATCAGAACAAAAATAAGGCACAACGTATTTTAAATGCTAAAATCGACAATGCCTTAAAGGATCTAAAATGCACGGATATAACCCTTTCTGAGCTTCTAAATATTTATATCACAAACCAGAAGCTTACTTGTAAGCTATCAACTACAAGCAGAAATGAACGTATCATTAATTCTACGATAAAACTCCTCGGTGCAGATGTAATCGTTGATAATCTTACCTCTCAGTATCTGAATGAGCAGTTATTGAACTCCGGGAAACCGATCAGCACACTAAATACCTATATCACAAGATTCCGGGCAATGCTCAACTGGGGCTATAAGAACGATTACCACGACAACTATAAGCTTCTGACCAAGCTGGAGTTATTCAAAGATACAGATCAAGGAATTGAAACAACCGATAAATATCTGGAACCGGATGAGATCAATCGACTTCTTGAATATATCACGGATCAAGGACTATGGCATTGGTACTACGCTACAAACATGCTCCTGCTCACCGGAATGCGATCCGGAGAGCTGATCGCGCTAAAGGATAAGGATGTCGATTTGAAAAACAATGTGATCCATGTTACAAAAACCTACGATTCCATTAACAAGGTTGTTACAACTCCAAAAACCGATAACTCTGTTCGTGATATTCATATTCAACCGGAGCTTGCTTTGTTGATAAAAAAATGCCGCCTGTGGAGAAAACAGATGCTCCTTTCGAAAGGCTTCAAAAGTGACTTATTTCTTCCAGACATTCATACCGGATCGTACATGTCTTATATGGCATACAACAAATTCTTACGAGAGACAACCGAACGAGAGCTTGACCACAGGGTCACTCCTCATAAGCTTCGACACACTCACGCTTCCCTACTTGCTGCCGCTGGTATGACACCTGATCAGATTGCGCGTCGGTTAGGACACAGTCACAGTGATGTCACACAGGATATCTATATTCATGTCACAAAGAAAGTTATTGAAAATGATAATGCAATGATGGATTCAATTATACTCATTTCATGA